CCTCCTTGAAGATGGTCGTGTACTCGTCATCACCGAAGAAGGCGTAATCGCTGAAATCAAAGAAGCTGCTGCCGAAGCAGAGGAAGTAGAAGTTGAGGTCGAGGCCGCAGCACCTACCGAACTTGCAGAGGAAGTAGAAGAAGCCCCTGCGGTTGTCGCAATCATTGAGAAGGTTCTCGAGGAGATTGCAATGATGCGTGAGGAGATGAAAGGAATGCGTGAGGAGATGGGCGGCTACGCCAAGAAGGAGGAGATGGCTGCGGTTAAAGCAGAACTATCTGCCGCACCTGCTGCGAAGCCCATCAAGCACAACCCCGAAACAAAGCAAGTCCAAAAGATGAGTTCTAACCGCCCCGAAAGAGCGATTGACCGAGTCCTTGCGCGAATGAATAAATAACATAAATAACTGAAAATCAAATGGCTACGACCACATCGATAACCACAAATTACGCGGGGCAATATGCCTCAAAGTACATTTCTGCTGCTCTTTTGAGCGCAAACACGCTTGACAAAGGACTCATTGAGATTCTTCCAAACGTAAACTACCGCACCACCCTTCAGAAGGTGAACACAAACGACATCGTAAAAGATGCCACTTGTGATTTTGATGCAACTTCTACCTTGACTTTGACCGACCGCGTTCTTGAGGTTGAGCCATTCCAAGTGAACTTGCAGCTTTGCAAGAAGGACTACTACGATTCTTGGATTGGTGGTCAAATGGGTTTCTCTGCCTACGATAGCATCCCTGCTTCTTTTGCTGACTTTCTTATCGCTCACGTTGCTGCAAAGACTTCACAGAAGATTGAGCAGAACATTTGGAACGGAACTGCTGCAAGCGCAGGTGAGTTCAGCGGATTCCTTTCTTTGATGACTGCTGATTCTGACGTTATTGACGTAACCGCCACAACCGTGACTGCTGCTAACGTAATCACCGAGCTTGGTAAAGTTGCTGATGCTATCCCTTCTGCCCTTTACGGAAAAGAAGACCTGCAAATCTTTGTCCCACAAAACGTAGCGAAGGCTTATGTACGCGCTCTTGGTGGGTTCGGAACTTCAGGTCTTGGAGCAAATGGTGTTGACAACAAAGGCACAATGTGGTATGGTCAAGGAGATTTGTTCTTTGACGGCATCAAGGTTGTTATGTGTAACGGCTTACCTTCTAACAAGATGGTCGCTGCTCAAGCAAGCAATATGTTCTTTGGAACAGGTCTTTTGAACGAGCGCAACGAAGTTCGCGTTCTTGATATGGCTGATCTTGATGGTTCAGACAACATCCGTGTAATCCTACGCTTCTTCGCAGGAGTTCAGTACGGAATCGGAGCTGACGTAGTCCTTTACTCTTAATCCGAGTTAATGTAAATCAAGAGGGGGCTTGGGCTATGTCCTCGCCCTCTTTTTTAATTCTAATAAAACAAAGAAACAATGGCTTGTGATTTAACAAAAGGCAGGGCGGTACCCTGTAAAGACGTAGTAGGTGGCATTTATGCCGTGTACTTTGTAGACTTTGGTGACTTGGGTACGGTTACCCTCACCAACGATGAGATTACCAACATTAGTGGTACTTTCTCTGCTTACCAATATCTTGTAAAAGGCAATAGCTCTTTTGAGCAAACCTTTAACTCAAGCCGTGAGAATGGTACTACCTTCTTCACGCAGACTTTGAATTTGACGTTGACCAAACTCACAAAGGAGGACAACAAAGAATTAAAGCTGCTTGCTTATGGTCGGCCTTATGTTGTGGTACAAGACTACAACGGCAACGCCTTTATGATGGGTCTGAACTACGGAGCCGAAGTAACAGGTGGAACGATTGTAACGGGTGCCGCAATGGGAGACCTATCGGGCTACACTTTGACAATGGAGGGACAAGAGCAACTTCCTGCCAACTTCATCGCAGGTGCTACCGTTGCCAATCCTTTCGCAGGACTTGCAGGTGCAGTTGAAACGATTGTAGTGGGCTCTAACTCGTAAATGAATTAGGGGGGCGAAAGCCCCCTTATATTTACACAATGAGTACACTCAACAATATATTCGCCAAGTTGTCGGCTCAAGAGCCGATGAAGGTAGAGTTTTCTTTGGTTAGCGAACTTATCACACGAGTTCAAGAATCAAAAGAAAAAGTAAAATCTTTGCGTGATGCAGAGGTAAAATTGCTAAACATCTTTGATGAGGCTTCACGGTTGGCTAAAGTTTTAGATACCGAATATGCGGTTGCAAATTCCTTAACCAAAGTAATTACTAATGCTATTGACCGAACCGAAATATCAGCAAAAGAGTTGGGACTTGATGTAAATTCAATCAAAGAGATTAAAGACATTAAGTCTGCCGAACAAGATTTGCTTACTGCTCTAATGAAAGCAGAGAGCACAATTAAAGCTTATCAATCATTACGATGAAACAGATTTTTTCTAAAATCGCCAAGATTGGTGAGGAGATACGCACAATAAAGGTTGAGTTTGCAACTGTTGATGATTTAGAAACCGCAGTTAAGGAGGTTATCTCTTTAAGCTCTGACTTTGATGTAATCAACAAGGAGGTTCGTGACTTTAAGTCCGATGCCGCAGGTTTTGTAGGTCGCTACAACCGAATTGCAGACAGAGGGGCGCAGACCCTTAAAGGTATGCAAGCTACCCTTTCTCGCATCACTCAAGCGCAGCGTGAGTTAACGCAGCAGTCAAAGGAGTTAGGAATTAACGTAAAGCAAATTCCTGCGTACAATAAGTCGCAGCAGCAGGCAGGCATTCTTGAACTAAAGATTTCATACTTGAAAAGCGAACTTGCACAAGAGCTAAAGGCAGCGATGCCAAACTTGTAGTGTAAGAACACAATAGAATAGTTAAGGGGGCGTAAGCCCCTTTTCTATTTTCAAACAAATCCAAAGTAAAAGGTTATTTATTTAAGATGCATATCCTTCAAGTATCAGCCTCACCACAAGCAATAGTAATCATACCTCGCACATTCCCTGCGAGCGTTACGATTGCGCTGATTGATGAATCAACAAACACCACCGCAACACCTGCGGTTACGGCTGCCTCTGCTAATGGTTTTATGACCCTTACAGGCACGTTTAGCCTTGTCAACAATAGATTCTATGGCTTAAAGGTATTCGCATCGGGAAATCTAATATATCGGGATAGGGTATTCGTAACTTCGCAAACAGATTACGAGAAATTTACGGTGAACCAAAACGTCTACACCGAAGAAACAAGCTATGACAATGAGTACATCATCATCTAAAGTCCACGTTGTGAACTTCAGTTCCTACACCACACCTGTTGTTAAAGAGGTGCAGGGTAAGGACTATGTAGAATACGGAGACAACAACGACTACTTCGGCTATCTGATTGACAGGTACAACGGCTCACCCACGAACAACGCCATCCTCAACTCCTTGATGGATATGACCTTTGGTAAGGGCTTGGATGCAACCGACTCTGCCAAGAAGCCGAGCGAGTACGCAGCGATGCGTGGCCTGTTCACGAAAGCCTGCTTGCAGAAGGTGGTTGCTGACTATGTGATGATGGGTCAATGCAGTATGCAGGTCGTGTACTCCCAAGACCACAACACCATCGTAGAGGTGCAGCACATCCCCGTAGAGACGTTACGAGCCGCAAGGTGCAACGAAGATGGAGAGATTGAGGCGTACTACTACGCAAAGGATTGGGAAGATGTAAAAGGCAGGAGAGAGACACCCGTGCGCATCCCTGCATTTGGCAAGAGCCGTGAGGGTTTGGAGATACTTTACATCAAGCCCTACCGAGCAGGATTCTACTACTACTCACCCGTTGACTATCAAGGTGGCCTGCCATACGCAGAGCTTGAGGAGGAGATTGCAAACTACCACATCAACAACATTCAGAACGGCCTTGCGCCTTCAATGCTTATTAACTTCAACAACGGAGTCCCAAGTGAGGAGGAGCGCAGGAGCATAGAGCAGCAGATAGCCACGAAGTTTAGCGGAAGTTCAAACTCGGGCAAGTTTATTCTTGCGTTTAACGATAACAAAGACCTTGCAGCAACGGTTGACCCCGTTCAGTTATCGGATGCCGCAGAGCAGTACCAATTCTTGAGTGCTGAAGCCACGCAGAAGATAATGGTCTCGCATCGTATCGTAAGCCCTATGCTTTTGGGCATCAAGGACAATTCGGGATTAGGCAATAACGCTGATGAGCTGAAGACCGCTTCCACGCTTTTGGATAACCTTGTTATTCGACCCAAGCAGGAGATTATCATTGACGGCATAGATATGATTCTTGCGTACAACGACATCAGCCTAAACCTATACTTTAAGACCCTTCAGCCTTTGGAGTTTACTGAAGACGTAGTTACGCCTATGGATATGGAGACTCGTGAGGAGGAGACAGGCGTGAAACTTGCCAAGCAAGACAATCGCCCCTTCCTGCGTGATGAGCTTGCAGCAGAGTTGCTAATGAACATTGAAAGTCTTGGCGAAAGCGAGGAGGAGCTGATGCAGGACTTTGACCTAATCACGGCTGATATCGTTGAAGATGAGGGAGCAGAATACGATGTAGAGGCATACCTCAACTCACGCACCGACCTTGCAGCGCAACAGGAGAGCGAGCAAGACACGGAGCGTTACAAGGTGCGCTACTTCTATGCGGTAGGAACTAAAAAAGACCCAAAGGGTGAAAGCCGTTTGCTATGCCGCACGTTGATAGGTGCTAAAAGGGTTTACCGCAAGGAGGATGTAGAGGCATTGAGTTCAAAGGGTGGAGCAGAAGCACAGGGTGAAAGGTATAGCGTATGGCTTTACAAGGGCGGTGCTAACTGCCACCATCGTTGGGAGCGTAGAATCTACCGCAAGAAGCTAACTAAAGAGGGCAAGATTTACGGGGGAGGCTCTTTGAACGGCACGGATATTATCAACGTGAACCAAGCCATTCGTATGGGATTCCGACCTGAGAAGAATGACCCGATGGTTGCTATCGCCCCTATTGAAACACCAACAAAAGGATATAAAAATTAAGATATGGCAACGGCATTATGGATTAAACGAGAGGACTTGGTTCGCAACACCGCGATTGGCGGTAACGTGGACACGGACAAGTTTATTCAGTTCATCAAGATAGCACAGGAGATACACATCCAAAACTATACAGGCACGAAGTTGTATGATAAAATCAGCAACGACATCATCGCCAATACTCTTGCTAATCCTTACTTGGCGTTGGTCAACGACTACCTTCAGCCGATGTTGATTCACTACGCGATGGTGGAGTACTTGCCTTTTGCTGCTTATACCATCGGCAATGGTGGGGTGTTCAAGCACAACTCCGAGAATAGCACTACCGCAGAAAAGATAGAGGTTGACTATTTGGTAGGCAAGGCACGGGATTTGGCAAAGTACTACACCGATAGGTTCATAACGTATATGAGCTACAACCAAGCCTCATTCCCCGAATACAACGCCAACAACAACGCTGACGTTTACCCAGATACTGACTCTAACTTCAGCTCTTGGGTTTTATGAGTAGCAAGAAACAGACCTACACTCCGAAGCGTAGCAACATTGTGAAGTTAAAGAGTTATTTAGACAATGGGAGTTCAAGGCGATTGGGGACAAGGAGCAGCA